CCAGCCGCATCAATCTGTACTTCATTGAGCCGTCTGAGAACTTCATTTGCAAGTGAGACATAAGTTGCCATTATTTTTACTCTTTACATAATAAAAGAAAGGGGGCAGATTGCCCACCCCCTCGGTGATAACGCTTAGGCTACGTTATACTTTGCTACAACAAGAGCTTCTGGACGAAGGATCTTGCGACCATACAAGTGCATACCACGCACAATGTCAGCAAAGCTGTCTGGATCACGATAAGTTTCAGTCTTGTTGATCTGCTGTGCCGTAGCAACAGAAGAGTCATGACCAGAAACAATCACGCCATAGTTGGTGTTTTGGTTAGCAGAACCAGCAGTTGCTGCACCAGTACCTACAGAAGGAAGGTTGTTAGAAACGTATACACGGAAACCATGTAAGTTGTCCAACATCAAACCATTACGTAGACCACCAGACTGTCCCCAATCCATGTTCAATAGACGAGAATCCTCATCTGCCAACACTTCTTGGAATACAGAATCCACAACCAACCAACGGCCTTGCTTGTCCACGTTGTTCTGATCCATGATACGAGCCATACGTGCAATTACTTGCAACGGAGTGGCAGTAGCAGTGGCTACAGCAGTAGCACCAGATAAACGGGCAGCTAGTGGGATAGAATGCTCACCAGCACTTGAGGTAGTGATGTTGCCAAAGTCGCCTTTCTTAAGCTTATTAGCAGCTAACAATTCGTCAGAACCAGCAGAGGCGTTAGCCTTTGTGCCAGAGATAGTAGTGTTAACAACACCAGCGTTAGCATGTAAAGCACCTTGCTTGTAACCAGACAAGTAGCCCAAGATTTCTTGGTCATACTGGTCAGCCAAACGATAGGCCGCACGATTACTAGCCATAGTCAGCCAGTTGATGTGGGTCTGTTGCTCTTCAATGTCATCCAATTTAAATGCAAAGTAGTTAGACTTGTCTACAGTTAAAGTGAAATCTACGTCAGTTAAATCCTGAGTAGAGATGGCAGTACCACGGGTGTAGGCACTGACAGAAATCTCAGGCTCTTTGATAATACGTACAGAGTCACCAGCATTGGCAATCTCACCGAAGTAATCACTGTTGGTGATAGCTTCACAGATTGCTGACTTGCGGAACTCCATCTGTACTTGTTTGCTATAAATTACAGGTGAAAAATTACCTGAGTTTAAGTTGGTATAACCACTCGCTTGTGCAAAAGCCATGATATATACTCCTATATAAATTGTAATGGAGCTATTACAATACCATAGAGGCTGTCGTTGAAGGGTGCAGGTTACGTGAGTTGATCGACTCGGTATAACACTGGGCCTTGTCTGAGCAGGTTTGTCTATTTACTATTGTGATTGCTTATATGTTATACACGAATTTGCAGAACATATTTTGTTACTTAGTATAGGGTAGCCGAATGGAGCCTACGCTTGTGTAACGTGCTAGTGCAACTAGAGGATCAGTCCAGCTACACTAGCGGTTTCGTACAGTTATACTGATTTTTAGTTAAATGTCAAGTGTTATTTAACATTAATTTAATATTAACGTGCTTTACCTGATACGTCATATACAAAGTTACCACTACGCATTGCCTTAGCAATTGCATCTTGATGCTCTTCATACTGACGAATATCCATCTTAGCCACATCAGACTCTAGGTATTGCATCTCACCAGAGCCTTCTGTTGGTGCAGAACCTCCACTAACACTAACGTCTTGTGCAGCACTGCGACTATTACCTTTCTTTGCTTTACTCTTCTTAGTAATGCCAGCATCTAACTTGTACAAGTCAATTGCCCTAGCAGCACTAGTTGCGTCTGATTCATTATGATACAAAGAATCCTGTACCCATTTAGGCTGTGCATCTACCCAATCATGGAACGCATCTTCCTCACGAATCTGTTCAAAGTCAGGGTGAATCTGCAGTAGCTGTGCTTCTGCTTTACCTTTGTTAGCACTAAGTTGCAGATCATCAATCTCTTTCATACGAGTACTAAGAGTTTCGTTCTGCTCCCTTGCAGCCTTCAATGCCATTGTCTGCATGATGTTAGCTACTTGAGGATACTTACTTGCCCATTCTGCAATCTCGTCCTCGGTGCTAGGTAGTTCCATGTCACCTGTAGATGTAGATTTTAATTCAGACTTTAATGAATTAATCTGTTCTTCAAAGTCGCTCTTCTGTTCTTGCTGATGCCTACGTAAATCCCCGTACCGCTTCTTAAAAGATCGCTCTTCTGCTGTATCGGGTGTTGCATCATCTTGGCGTTCCTCAGGTGTCATACCTTGCTCTGCCTTTAATGCTGCTAACTCTTCCTCGTCCTTCTTCATACGTGCTTCTTTAGTATCTACCCGCATAAATCCTTTAACTGCAGGTGTACTCTTTACTGCTTGCATTGCTTCCATGATTTTACTCTCTTGTTGGGGCTAACAGTGGGGAAGGTACAGTATTGTACCCCCCGATCTTAGGTAGCCAATAAAGGGTATTAAGTGCGTTTTGCTGCCAAAGCTCCCTTTTTAGCTTGTGCTTTTTGTTTTGCTATCTTCTTAGATGCTAGTCCTGCTGTAGGATCATTACGCATCTTTTTAATCTTAGGTTTATTAGAGGTTACTACACCACCATAGTTGAACTTATTGCCTGTTGTATTTTTACCAGTTGTTCCAGAGGTTACTTCTCCACCTCTAGTATCGTTACCTTTTTTATCTTGACCACCCTTCCAAGAATTATCACCCTTTTTGCCACCGCCACTACTATTCACAGTAGAGTAGGTACGACCTGGAGGCTTTACTGGAGGTGTAGCAATAGGCACAGGCTTAGGAGTTGGAGGTGGAGTTGGTGTAAAATTATTTCTAGCATCTTCTTTATTTTTCAAAGCTATTTCGTCTGCTAATTTTTTAGCTGCTTTATCTGCTTTGGCTTTTTTAACTGCGGCTGCTCGGTTAGCCCTTACCTCTGCTAGATTTTTAGCATCTTGAGCTTCTGTAGCCCTTAAAGCTTGCAAGTCTCTTGTGTTCTGTTTATTAGCTTCTACTTCAGCAATGTTATCCCATACAGTTCTAGTGCCTGGCTCTTTATATATCTTATGCCCGTAAGCATTAAGACCTGTTAAACCTTCAAGCCTACGCTTCTCTGCTGCAACATCACCTGTAAAAGTTTGCCAATAGGCTTGATTTAACTTTGTGTAAGGATCATTCACAGGTTTATTAGGCTGCTCTGTATTATCTTTGAATGGGCTATCGTCCCCAATGCTACCCAATACTTTACCTACAGCAGTAAGGCTACCCTTAATGTCTTCTAACTCTTCATCTGTAAAGTTTTTACCTGCGACACCGATAAGACCTGCTGGCCCCATTGCAAAACCTGCAGCAACATACTTTATTGCTTTTGCCCAATCAATAGGTTCTCCGTCAGGCATAAATCCACTATCAGGTTCTGTTTTTCCTGCGGCTCTGTTAATGGAATCCGCAGTCTTCTGTGCTGTAATTAATAAATCAGTGGGAGACTTTCCATTAGACATGAATCCATCTAAGAATCCTCTAGTAGACTCATCTCTAAATCTAGTATCATAAATCATTTTAGCTTGTGGAGTTAATGCTGCATACATTACATCCATCTCTGCCTCAGTCATATTAGGACTAGCAAGAGACTCTATTGTATTAGCCCTATCACTACGCATACGTTCTGACCTGTTTACGTCTGCCTGATAGCCGTCTTGACCTCCATCATTCCTGTAGGCTTGAGTTGCTGCGGCATCTCCACTAGGCCCAGAATTAACAGAACTAGGTCTATACGCAGCATCTAACTGAGCTTCTGGATCTGTAGTAGGATCATCAGGAACATCTTCTGACGCTACAAGTGTGTAACCTTCTGGAGCATCATAAGCTGGCTTACCATCAATAACAGGAATATAAATTTTATGTCCGTCTGCATTAACGTAAGTCATTGTATCTGTAGTAGGCACAGTTCCAAAGTTATTGCCCATAAGATCAGCGTAGTTTGCACCTTCAAAACCATCAGCTTCAGTTGGCCCTGCATACTGCCAACTACCATCATCTCGTTTTACAAAGCCACCTACGTCAAAACTCTGAACGCTGCTATCTTCCATACCATCAATCATAGCATCTATGTCAATATCTTCCATGCCGCCTGACATCTCTGGTTGCATTTGCATCTCAGGTGCAGGTGCTGGAGAACCACCCATCTGCCCTTCTTGTTCCATCTGAGCTAAACCCGACTTAGCTTGGTCACGCATCTGCATAAGTTTTTCTAAACCAATGTATCGTACAACATCAGCAGGAACGACAAACTCACCTTCACTTAGCTGTGCTGGCACATCATCTCGCACCTCTTCTGCTAAAGAGCCTGAGGGAACTTCATTACCTGATATAGGATCTACTTCGGCACCATCATCCAAGAAACCGCCTTCTGCATAACTATATTTATTGTTCATCGTTAACTCTCTCTCGTAAATACTTCAAGGATCTTAATTGCTGGATGGCACCTTGTGACTGAAACATTTCCTGTGTGTTAGTAGTTTGTTCCATCTTTCGGTGTTGTTGCTCAATGAGTACATCCAAGTATTCCGTGAATGTCTCATAAGCATCTTTGTTACTGCATAGTAGGTTGAGGGGCTTGAGGTTCATTACCACTAAATCCTTGTTCATCAGGAGTTGGTACTTGACCTATTCCTATGTTTCCATTACCTGCTCCCGTAGGATCAGATGGTTGCGGTGCGCCTTGTGCAGGGCCAGCTTGTGCTTGTGCTTCAGCCTGTTGCTTCTGCATTATCATAGCTTGCTCTTGTGCTTCTTCAATGTTGTTAGTCACCTTATCAGGATCTAGTTCCATTGACTTTGCAATCTCCCGAATGATGTACTGAGACTTCATCCAAGGTGCCAAGTTAGGATTAGCACCTACCTGTAAGAACTGCATCAAGCGTTGACTACGTACTTCATTAGCCATGAGAGACTCTGTGCCACGGGCTTTAACTTCTAAGTCACCACGGATAGACTTATCAAAGTCAAACTGCATGTTGAAGTGAAAGAAGTTCTTACCCATTGGGCCTAGCATATAGTCATCAATGTTTTTGATAACAGTCTTGATACCACCAGCAGCAGCATTCATCAACATGCTAATACCAGAACTAGTACGACCTACGCCTGACACACCTGTCTGTCCATGAGAGAAAGAAGGTAAGCCTGTAGACTCGTCTGCAAGCTGTCGTGCCTTATCAAATAGCTGTAAGTTCTCACCTGACACGTTAGGATACTTAGTACCAAACAATGCTTGACCGGGCGCACCGCCTTGCCTACGGAATACTTTGCCTGGATATAGCTGCATGTCTTGGCCAGGAACTAGGTTAGTCTCGTCAACTTCAAAGATTAAGTTACCTGATAGCACAGCGTTATCCACAGCCATACGCATGAAACCATTCATAAGAGTCTGTGTATCATCCATGTTTTCTGCCAGTGCAATACCGAACAGTGAGTATGGGTTATGCTCATACGGCACAGCGTAGTAAGGCAGACGTACTGGCTTGAATGGGTTAAGCACTGAACGAATTACACGATCATTACAGATCCAGATGTTAACCTGCAGTTCATCAGCAGACTCTAACTCTTCTGGTATCTCAATGTCATGCTCTTCAATAGTCTTCATGTCCATCACGCCCCAGTACTCTAGTACTTCAAAGCGATCTACACCTGAGTCTGTTTGATAATCCTGTAGATCATCCTCCCAGTACTTCTTAGCGTAGCTTTCACCTTGGGTGATAACATCTTCAATAACATCTTTACGGAAGAAAGGTCTACGTTTAAGATCACGTAGTTGACTACGATTCATCTTATGACGTTGGATAGAGTACTGACAATCTGTGATAGAAGCAGCATCAGGATCTGGATAGAAGTCCCACACAGATACATAGGATACTTTAGGAACAGTCTTAGTAACAGGAATGTAGTTACCTTCCGCATCCCAATCAGGATACTCTTTGTCTACAGCCATTGGCCCTTTCATGATACCTGTACCAAACAGTGGCATCTCAAATGCAGCAGAGCGTAGTTGCTTAGTTGCCTCTGACTCGTCTAGCTGATCATGTATCTTCTTCTCCATACGCTTTGCAGCAAGCATGGCAGGGTTATAGTTAACTGAGGTAGGAGATGAACCCATACCTTCTTTAAGATCCTTACCTTCTAACTTAGCCTCCATCGGGCCTAGTTTAAGAGAAGCCTCCGTAGAGCCAGCAGGTAAGTCTTTACCATCCCCATCAAATCCATATGGAGATTCTTCTTCTGAACCTTCCGTGTCTGAACTCATAGGATCATAGTGTACATCACCTACGATACCCTCAGGCAACACTGTAGGATCTACAGATAAAGGAAAGCGACCTGCACTGAATAGTACATCAGTAATCTGACCATAGGCAGCTAGTACCTTTGTCTTAGTTACCTTGATGAATACACGGGACTTCTCAGCTTCGGTGAACTTAACAGACTCACTATAAACGCCACGATAGTTCTTGTAGTTACGCAACCACTGTTCTTCGTGTTGCCTACGTGAAGTCTCAGCTTTTGTAAAACGCTCGTTTACTATATCGACTAAGCGGCTAACGTACAGCTTCTCGTCCGATGCCTCCGTGACATCTTCTAGTGCTGCAGTTTCTGTGCTTAGTTCTGGGATTTGTTCTTCTGCCATTTGTTACTCACAAAATGTTAAGTTAATAGCCCATCACTGGGTCTGCTAAGTACTGACTGTTGGGTCTTGCTGTTGCAGGATCATAATCAAATACACCAAATCTAGGACGAGACATAATCCCATACCTAAGTGCATCATATAAATGATCGTGTGCGTAATTAGTATCTATATCTTCAGCATTCTTTTTATCTAAAGGTATAGTCGGTAGCTGAGAGATAAGGTGATTACATGTATTGAATATAATCATACGAGGCTCTTCGGTGAACTCGTCTACCTGTAAGCGTCTGTGTAATTCATTCTTACCTGAGATTCTTGTACCCTTTGATCTATCTGATGGCCTCCACCGACAACCCTTAACAACCATACGTTCAGCTATACTAGGGCCAGTGTCACCACGTTTATGCCAGCAGGAAGAGTCTAGTACCCCGTACTGTATAGGGCCGTCACCTTGCTCTGCTTCAAGTATCATATCAGCCAAGTCCTCAGCTAATACCTTCGATACATACATCTCTCTGTAAACAATTAACTGCTCGTTAGGTGCTACAGCACACCAAACAATTGCGGAGTAAGAGCCATAGCCATAGTCTCCACAACGGAATTTAGTCCAGTTACGGGGTATTTCAA